CTCAGATTTACTAAAAAATATTGACAAGCAAATTCAAGGAATTAATTCTCAAGATTATCCGAGATTTTTTCAAATAAAAACACACAAACAACACGGTTGTAATAACCAAAAAAATGATGATTTTGCTTTTGTTGTTAATGCACTATTTAAAAAATTAAATATCATAGACATGGAAAAAGTCAAACGAGAAGTTAATCCAGAAAAACAAGCTGAATTACTTCCATCATTACAGCTTATATTGTCATATATATTGCACGCTTGGGAATATGATGTTAATAATATAAAAGAAGCCAATAGAAACAAAGAATTTATTAGAATGGTATATAACCAAGCAAAAAAAACAAATCAACAGTATAATTTGGAGCATGTTTGTGGTATAATGAATTTAAATGTTAATTTACCAAAAGAAATAGAATTTATAAAAAGAGCTTTATTTGGACACAAACAACCACAAAAATTAGAAGAGCATTGTGGTTGCGGGTGTAGATCGACCACAAAAAACGATTGGTATGCTGCTGACCCGTCTTTTTTTCGTAAAAAGGATTCTGTCTCGTGCGTTTGTAGTTTATTGAAAATTCTACCTATAGTTATAGAAACAAATGTAAATAGTAAGTCTTTGTTAATACAAAGATTGCTTGATAAATATCCTAATGAAGATACAAAATATAGAGAGTTTGCATTGGAAATATTACAAGGCTTGATAGATAAAAAACAATATTGGATAGAAATATTTTATAAACTGGTTAAAACAGTGATAGAAGGTGAAAATAATAAAACAAATGAATCACTATCTAAAACGATGGTATATTCAGAACTAAATCATTTTATTCATATTTTAAATTCATTGTAATATCAAACACACTATTATTTTAATTGTATATAAATAATAGTGTGTTTTGGTATATACCATCTGTTATTGCGACAAAAACACAGTTAGAATCAATTATTCAGTTAAGGTGGCATATTTACACCATTTTGACGTTTAAGTTGATTGTATGGGTGTTTTTAACGCTTCATATATTCTTTTTGATTTGGTTATTGACTATGAATAAGACATGTGATATAATAATTGAATTATGAAAGAGATAAAAAAGACAGTAAAATATATAGATTTAAATTTATTAAAAATATCAAAATCAAACAACGAAAATAATATTACTAGATATTACTGCCCAAGTTGTATTACAAAAATAAATAAATTAGACGATGAAGGTACACTATCGTTTAATCACTCTCTAGGAAAAGGATGGTGCTATCGTTGTCATACTGCGTTTTTCCCTCAAGGAAAAAGTGTATTAGAAGAATTAGAAGAAGCATCTGACTATCTGTCGGATAATCAGAAAACACTATCAATAATCACCAATACCAATGTAAAAACATTAAAAACTGCACAAAAAACAACGCATCAATCGTTTGCAAAAAAAGAATTGTCAACTAAAGAAATAATTATCACATCTTTAAGTGATAATCATAAAATCTATTTGGAAAATAGAAATCCTTTTATATTAAAAATGGTAGATTATTTGGGATTAAAAAGTGCAAAATACTATAGAGATGCAATTTTTATTCCTTTTTTATTTAATGGCGAGGTGTTTCAATTTCAATTGCGTTTTACTGATTCATTAAAGCCAAAACATTATACAAGTATTGGTGATAAAATACCGTATTCGCCCGATCATTTACTTTTCGATGTGAACAGTGTACAATCATTAAATGCGATAACACTGTGTGAAGGTGTATTTGATGCGATTGCATTAAGGATAATGGGTTATCCAAATCCATTCGCTGTTTTGGGTTCGATAATCACAGATTATCAAATGGATATATTGAGGAATTTTGAATTTGATGAAATATATTGTGCATTTGATAATGAATATTTGAACAAAGAGAATATAAAAAATATAATAAATTTATTTCCTTTTGTTTCTCGGCATAACAGTATCATTTTTCAAAAAATTGATGATATTCAACCAGACCCAGAAGAGTTTTTAAGATATAAAAGTAAACTAAATCAAGATTTGTATGATAAATACAAAGAAAACACTAATAAATGGCTACTAAATGTTAGTAATAAATCGAGATACGCATATTATTGAAAAAGCAATTGATGAAGGTAGCAGGTTAAATAAGCCTGTAGAAATAAAGATACTTTCTTATGAGCGAGAGCATTATTTGGGGATGTCTGAAATTGGTCAATGTCCTAGATTGCTGTGGTTTAAATTCAACAAAATAAAAGAATTTAATGGAATTGAAGTCATACAAAAAGATACTTCTGATAAATTACATCGAATATTTAGGATGGGGCATATCTTAGAGCAAGAAATTATTCATTTAATGGATAGTGGAGGGTTAAGAATATCGGGACAGCAAAATACATATACTGATTTTGCAAATAGATTTAGAGGACATTGTGATGGTTTGGTTAAGATTAATGGTGAATGGCGTTTATTTGATATTAAAACAATGAACCAAAATAAGTTTGAAATGTTTTGTGATGGGAATATCAAATCATTGTTTTTTCCTTATTGGTGTCAACTTAACATGTATATGTATTATGAGGATAATTATAAGCCATCATTTATTATAGCCTACAATAAAAATACATCTGATATTAAGGTGAGAACAGTTGAATATGAACCCACTCTTGTTAAGTTTATGATAAATAAATGCGATAAAATCTTGCAATCAACTTCACCTTCTGATATAATTGTCGGCAGAGCAAATGAGAGTTGTATGTACTGCCCATATAGTTCAATATGCAACTCTATTGACAACCCAATTTAATTAAAAGGTAATTACCAATGACTGAATTAGCCCAACCTATCACTTTAGAAGAAATTGAAGAACAGGTGAAATTGAAGTTTCCATCACATAAAAAATTTAATGACGGTCAATTTCAAATTATCATGAAGATTCTATCTTCTTTCTTAATAGACGGCAATAAATTCTATATACTTGAAGCACCAACAGGTATTGGAAAGTCTGTGATTGCAAAAACAGTCGCAAATGTTATAAATTATTTCACAGTTGCAAATAGTGTAATCATTACCTGTAATCGCTATTTACAACGACAATATTCTTCTGATTTCAATGATATAAAAAATATTGAAAGTTCAAAGCATTACGATTGTGCAATATCCTTATTTAAGGGTGCTGCATCTACTCATTATAACGATATTGATTGTGGCGGAAGATCATGTCCATCAATAGGAAGTTGTGCTTATTTTAATGCTTTTAACGCATTTATTACCGCACCAACAGGTATTACAAATTATGCTTACTATTTAATGAATGCAGAAATAAATAGTAATTTATTGATAGCAGATGAAGCTCATAATATGGAGAGCTTAATTTGCACACATTATTCAATTGAATTGGAGTCTGAGCAAGTAAATGGTTTGTTTAAATACATGAAAAGAATTCATGTTGATAATGAATCCTCATCTAAAATTCGTAGGGGATTTTTAGAGATGAAAAGTTATATTTCAGGGCAGACTGAAGATTTGTCTTTTCTTGATAATTTTATTGATAACATCGGCTTAATGTATAAGCGTTTAACATCTGAAATTTTAAAACATAAACGTGGTAGTAAAACAACGCTAACCTTTACAGGAAAGGAAGAGCATTTATCTAAATGTAAATCATATATTGAATATATGAAAAGATTAGAGGTTTTATTGCAGATTTTTAGAGCAAATCCGTCATCTTATATTAAGATGTATAATGTTGAAAACAATGGCAGTGAAGACATTGTAAAAGCAATATTAAAACCATTAGAACCCAAACATATTGCAAAAATATTATTTGACCGCAGTAAATATGTATTATTGATGAGTGCGACAATTTGCGGTGTTAAGGAATTTGCTGCAAATTTAGGTATCAAAGAATATGGTTTTGATTGTTTGAGTAGTCCATTTCCTATCGAAAATCGACTCATTATGCTTCATAATTTAGAAGGTTTAAACAATGGTAATTTTTCTAAATTAGTTGATTTATATATCGAAAAACTAGATGAAATACTTGATTGTCATGATGATGATCGTGGAATTATTCATACGGTTTCATATTCAAATCAAAAACTAATAGAATCAAAATCAAGACATGCAAAGCGTTTTATTTTACCAAAAAGAGGTGAGGTTTTTGATGTTGGTAAATTAAAGTCAACAAAAAACGGTGTTTTATTATCCCCATCAATGACAGAGGGAGTTGATTTAGCAGATGATTTGTCAAGATTTCAAGTAATATTTAAAATCCCATTTGCAAATTTAGGTGATAATTGGATTAAAAAGAAAATGGAGCTATCTTATGTGTGGTATTTGATTCAAGTTGCGAGAACATTCTCGCAGGCATGTGGTCGCAGTGTGCGACATAAAGATGATACTGCAATAACGCATGTTATTGATGGCAATATTAATAAAATTACGCATCTTTTGCCGAAATATATTCAAGAAGCGTTGAAGGAAGATAATTAGTGTTAATACAACACGGTGTAAATTCTGAGATATGTTTTTTATGTAGCGATGTCTCAGAATTTCAGTTTTCAGAAGAATTTAAAGATATTAGAATTTCTGCCAATAAAAAGATTGTTAATTATTGTGTTACAGATGATCTTAGCGAAACAAGACCTTTTAAAAAGGTTTTTGTTTTGGATAAGCAGATATATAATACACTATCAAACGATAGTCAATATATTCTATGTGATAATATATCTGTTATTAATGGAGATAATGACTCGATAGAGGGTTGTATTGAGCTAAAATTAGATGGTTTATTAAATATTGTTTCACAATTAATGAGAGAGACAGATGTTGCATTGGTGACAATCACTAATGAATTTTATTCATGGGATGATAAATTCAAAATAGAATGTTTGTGGTTTGCTACTCATAAACAAGAATTCAAGATAATTGTTGATAGGGATTTTTATGACAATGAGCTTACTGCAATTGAAAACCTGTTAAGTACAGGTAAAGTATGGATACATGACATAAAAAAAGAAATGTCTATTTATTGGAGATTAACAAAGAAGAAATTACCACTACAAGATATTTCAGTGTTATTATCAATAGATAACCCATCAAATACAAAAGAAAAAATATCTACATTACTAATGCTTTATCTAAGCATTGGTAATTGTCAACAAATAACACCCATTTCTATTTTGAAATTAAAAAAACTGTTATATGAAAAACACAGTGAACCATATCAGTATTTTATCAAACAATCATATTTGTCATGTATTTTAGAATCAAATGCAATTGGATGGGATGAGGGTATTGCATCAAAAATAGAAAAAGTATATTGCAAAAAAAGAAATGAGTATTTGCTACAGATAATAAATCTATTAAATATTAATGTTGAAATAAAGAAAACAGATGTTTACGATGAACATTCACAATTAAAAAGGATATTGAATTTAAATACTAAAGATGGTGCCGCATTATTTTACTCTGTTTTTAGGTGTGAAGATATAGATAATATAGCTAAAATTTATTGGATTGAAAGACAATTAATTTATGAAGGTGTTTATTCAAAATATTGTTTTATACTAAAAAAGCCATTGCAAGATATTATCGCATTTCTTAGTGAAGAAAATACGCATATAACAAAAAAAGTGTTGGCTTCAGTCAGTAAATATCAATCGTTTTATGATTCAATATCTCAAGATAATCTATACTTTTTTTATATGGCATATAAAAAATATGCAGATAATTTTGATATTGACATGATAGAAACATGGGATGATAGATTTAAATTATTGTTTTTTGTAAAGGCTTACAAAAAAATAGACCATGTAATAACAACTTTTATTAATGGAAATCTTGGTAGAAATAATGTTTATAGCACAACAAATTCAACAAATGAATTTCCTCAAATTCGCTATGAAAAATACAATGGAAATGAAAAAAATATTTATTTATTAAATACGCGTTTTTCAGCTAATTCTACTGAAACTAGACGATGGGACTCTGGTTTTCATATAGTCCCCTCAAATACTGAAATTAGAAGGATATACACACCTAGAAACAATTTTTTAGTGTGTCATTTTGATTACAGTCAAATTGAATTAAGAGTGTTAGCAGCACTATCGAAAGATAATGATTTATTGACAGCATTTAAAAATGGACTGGATATCCATAAATTTATTGCCGCTTATATTTTCAATAAAAATATAGATGAAGTTGATAACGAAGAGAGAAGCCTAGCGAAAATAGCTTCTTTTTCACTGCTATATGGAAAAAAAGCAGAAAATTTTGCGAGGGATTTTTTAAATGGAGATATTGAAAAAGCAGAGTCACTATTTAATTCTTTTTATTCATCGTTTAAGAATGTCCATAAATACATATTAGAAATGCAAAATAATGCAGTTACGAATGCAACTATATCATCTGCATTTGGTGACGTTATTTATTTAAAGGGAGATGTTGAAAAATTAAAGAGATTATATGTTAATTCTCGAATACAAAATACAGCATCACAATTAGCAGCATTAAATTTATATTATTGTGATATAGAGTTAAAAGCAAACAATATCCCACACAAAACTATTTCATTTACGCATGATGCAGGTGAGATTGAGTTTGACGCTAATTATTTTAATGAATTTTTAAATGTTTTATATAATTCAATTATTTATAATGACACACACCCAATAAACCCGACTCTCGATATTGAATTAAAAATAGGGGTAAATTTATATGACTTGGTTAAATTTAAAAAAATTAAAGACAATAAATTTAAGATACAATCTACAGAATACGCATTAAATTTATTATTAGATAAATTGAGTGTTTCTAAATTAGAAATTACCAACAAATACACAAAAAAAGTACCTTATGATAATATGTTCTTACCAAAAAATGTATATAGTTTATCAATAGGTCGTGAAATTTCTTATGTAGAAGGCGAAATTGAAATTTAGAACAAAGGGCAATATTGCGTTTAACACTTTGCAATATTGCCCTTTGTTCTTCAATGCTTTTCATGAAGAGATTTTAACAGTTCAAGCGCGCCTGCAATATTGTAAAAATACGCATCACTTGCGTCTTGAAGATTTACAAATGTAAAACTTTCATTAGTTGTATTCATAACGCATTTTACATACTCGTGATTACCTATTTTTTTTATTGTATGGATTGTTAATCCGTACACTTTTTTGTTTTTTACCGTATAGATAGTCATCCCGACATGCAAACATAATTTCATATTAGCACCGTTTTCGCATTTAAATTAAGAAGAAAAATCCATTTTTGCGAATACTTTTATGTATTCAATAATTTCATCATCAATTGGTATTCTATGATGATTTGTAAATGCAAACAACTCACTTCTACTATATGTACCGCTATACAGATTAGCGTTATATATTCTCCCTCCAAATAAATATGATTTGCCATCGCCATACAATAAGTCAATGATATGATCACTCAACAGATCAGCCTCAATTTCATTGGCTATTGAGTTTTCTTTGTGGTTTAATATTATATGCGCTAACTCGTGGAATGCGACATTTAAATCATAACGTGTCTTTAGAGACATCAAAGATATAAGACAATCACATGCAAAATTCTCCCGTTGTTGTAATTTTACAGCAATCCCCAATTTAAAACACAAAGCAATAAATTTTTGTTTTAAACTCTTTCCTTTGCACGACTGATAAACGCAAACTATATCTTGAGCTAACATTTATATCACCTATTTTCATGGTGGGATTGATGGATTTGATGACACAGGATGTTTTTACCGTGTCACATGCAATCGTGGCGTGTGAAACATTATAACGGGACGGTCGGATCGTGTCAATGTCATAATTCACATCCCACATCATTGCGTCTGTCATGTGTTGTAGCTGCTAAAAACAGGGCTAGAATCGACTTTATGGTATGAATGATACAAACACACCATTTTAAATTTATAATTGATTTTAACATGTTTCTCTATGCGTTAAACCCTAACCACCTGCGTGCTTGTGCGGTCGCCGCACGCTAGTGGAATGGTAAACGCTCGTGAGAATTTTTTACCTTTAAAGTTATATTGATAAATTAATTTTGAGAAGAAATGTGTTGAGGTGAGAAAAAAATTATATTATTAGACCTACCAAGTAAAAGACTCTATCTATCTATCTCCTAACGCGCGCAACTTTTATAATTATTTGAAATTGAAAACGAATCTCGACTTTCTTATTAAAATATCATTAAAAAAACCTAGAAATGTGTGATTAACAAATTTCATTTTTACAGGCTTCCTAGAAATTGTTAGTAGCATGATTAAAATTGTGTTGTATTTAATATTTTTAATGATAAATTAATATGAGAACGTGAAATTTGATTTTTATTTTCAGCAAATTACAAAAAAGTGCGCGCGTTAGGAGATAGATATGCTAGTTACTAGGTAGGTCATTATTTATAGTTTTTTCTCACTTCAACACATTTCTTCCCAAACTTAATTTATTAATACAAAAATTTATCAATATAACTTTAAAGTGAAAAATTTCTCACAAGCGTTTACCATTCCACTAGCGTGCGGCGACCGCTAAAGCACGCAGGTGGTTAGGGTTTAACGCACAGAGAAAAGGCTAAATTTAACTATTAATCTAAAATGGTAGATTTGTACATCCAAAAACACAAAATTGATTCTAGCCCTGTTTTCAGACGTTACAACGCACAAATAAATTATACAATCTAATTTACATGCAATTTAAATAGGTTTTTTTTAGATATTCGATGTAAATTCGGATATGGTTTATCAGTCTATGTAAATATTGTATCGTGAAGAGGGTAAAATATGGAAACTACAACGCTTTCTAACGATTTAAATTCTAATGCACACACTAATCATGTTGTGGAAGTGGCAAATAATGAATCAACATCTAATTTTCAATTTTCAACTGATATTGATGTTGCCGCTACAATTTCTGTTGTTATAACTCTTTTAATTGCTGCCGTTTATCAATATTTTAAATATTCCAATAGGGATAGCAAAATATATAAAGCCGAAACAGATTTCTATTCGCAATTATCTAAAGAGCATGATAGGTTGATAGAGCGTGTAAAATCGTTAGAAAAATCGAGAGAAGAATGTCAAGATGAAACTTTAGAATTCAAAACAAGATTACAAGAAGTTATTGATTTTGAACATGAAAACAAAAGACTTAGAGATAAACTTGATGAAAAAGACAATATTCTAAGTAAAAGAAACGATCAGATAAATCAACTTGTTTCAGAAATCAAAGAAAAAGATTCTCAAATATTAGAATTAACAAAACGTGTAAGTCAACTAGAAAAAACCATTTCACAGATGAATACTCATTAATATGGATAATACAGAATTAATTTTATCAAAAGATTATAAAAATAAAACAATAGAAAACGCATTAAAACTAATTAATGACTCCTCTTCTCAGCCAATAAATTCTATAAAAACAAAAGAGTTGGGTTTTAGACTTGCGCTTACAGGTCTTGCTGAAGTGAATGTAAAAAGAATAGCGCATTTAATAGGTGCTGTTTCATTGTTTGAACAAGAAATATTTAGTCCAGAATATATTCAAGAATTAGAATCTAAAAAAGTATTAGAGTTATATAAATTAAGTGTTGATGCTTTAAATAGTGCTGCACAATATGTAAAAAATACAAGTTCATTTATCGGTTGGGATAATTTAGAATTACAATTGCGTTCATTAATTATAGAAAATAAAGAAATCAAAGGCAATGAAGAAGCTAAAAAAGCAGCAAAAGATTTGTTGCTAATGCTTGGGAAGATGAAAAACAGCAATGAACAATATCAAGACATTACCTGACAATAAATTATACAATGATATTTCAGTTTTAGAATCATTGGTTAAAGATTATGGTCATAAAGGTGCTATGGATGTATTGGCGAGGACTAGCGGTTATGCCAGTCCTCCACCTTACATAGATGAATTTTTAGATGATGAAAAATATCTTGGTAAAATATTAAAAAACGAGAATACAGGTGAAAGTATTCTTTATCCAATATGGCGTGAAGCATTACGAGAAATATTCCCTAACCCGTACTATTCACCATATTTGCAAATAATAATAACTGGAGCGATTGGACTAGGAAAATCAACGTTTAGTTTAGCTGCAACATTATACGATCTTTGTAAAATTTTGCACTTAGAAAATCCTCATGATTATTTTAAATTAATAAAATCCACAGAAATCCAGTATGTTTTAATTAATACTAATAAATCATTGGCAGAATCAGTTTTATATAACCAATTAATTGATTGGGTTATGACATCGCCTTTTTTTAAAGAAAAAGTAGAAAAATCACTAGATTCATCATTGTTTTGCAATAAAATATCAGTTGGATTCGGTTCGCGACCTTCCCACGTTTTAGGTGTTGCTGTTGTTGGTGCAATTCTATCAGAGATTAATTTTCAAAATAAAAACACAAATCAAGCAAAAGATAACTTCACAAATGTATTACGAAGAATGCAATCACGATTTATGCAAGCTGGCGGGTCAATGCCCGGTCATATATGGATTGATTCATCAAAAACAGATGAAGGGTCTTTTATTGAACAACATATTGAAAAATGCAGAAACGATCCATCTGTTAGGGTTTTCGATTATGCTATTTGGGAAGCGAAGAAACACTTGGGGTTATATAGTGGAAAAACTTTTAGGGTTTTTGTTGGCGATGCTAATACAGATGCTTTTATTGTTACAGAAACAGATCAATTAAAAAACATTCCTGAAAATAAAGTAATAAACGTTCCTATCGAGTTTGAGATGTCTTTTCAACAAGATTTAATGAATTCGCTTAGGGATATTGCAGGTGTAAGTTCTCTTTCTGCGTTTAATTTTATTTCATCTTCTGAGAAAATATCAGACGCTTTAAATGAAATAAATCCAGTTACAAAAGAAGTGATTACATTAGATTTTTTTGATAGAAGTCAAAAAATAATTGATTATATAGATATTCAATCTATTTTAAGTAATAGAAAAGCTAGGTTTATACATATTGATATAGGACTGGTTTCAGATAAAACTGGAATAGCTTGCGCGTTTATCAGGGAAATGAGGGAAATAGTAAAGCAAGATTTAAATGGAAATTATTTTAAAACAAGAGAGCCTATTATCGAAATAGAGTGGGTTCTAGCAATAGAACCGGTAAGAGGTCATCAAGTAGCATTATATAAACTAAAAGATTTTATTGCAGATTTAAAGATAAATGGTATCCCTATTGCGGTTGTTTCTACTGATGGTTATCAATCAACAAATTTAAGACAAGATATTTCTTTGATAGGAATAGATACAGAATTAATTTCTGTAGATAAAAACAAAGAACCTTATATTACTTTAAGAAATACGATATTAGAACAAAGATTATATTGTGTTAATCATCCAATATTAAAAACAGAATTAAATTCTTTAATTGAGACAAGATTGAAAGTTGATCATCCGTCAACAGGTAGCAAAGATTTAGCCGATGCCGTTTGTGGTGCTGTTTATCAATCAATATATAAAGGCAATAAATACAGGGCTAGTGTTACTGTGGAGGATTATGGAAAATTGATTGACAGAATGTCATCTCAAAACACTTATGAATTACTATTAAATGGAATGTTAAATGAATCCTAATTATACATATCAATATGGTCAAGGGTATGAAAACCCATCCATGATTATAAAAAAAAATATGCCTGCTATTAAAACTTTAATATATGAAGATGTTAAATTAAAGTTTGGTAATGTAACCGCTCAAGTTATTCTTGAGTTTCAAAACACAAATAATTTAGACCGCACTATCTCAAAATATTGTTCAAATGAAGTATTAATGAACCAAATAAAAGAATTGGTTAAGCATAGATAATATGAATATAGATGATCAAATCAATGAAACAACAACAAAAGATTATATTGACACTGTAGATGCTAGAGATCATTTATTGGGTAATGATTATCAAAAAGTTAATTTACATGACTTTAAACGCAGAGAATATCTTAGCAGTATTGTAGGCTCTCTGTTAAGTGTCAATATGGAGAGAGAGTCTTATTATGCTAAATTAGAACAATTACGTTCATTCTATTTAACTCAATTATGTATTGACGTTGTTAGCGATGACGCATTTACAGAAGATGTTTTAAAAGGCACTTTGATAGATGTTATTGTTAATAAAAAGGACTCAATAAACAATCTATTATATACCAACGAATTAAATCAATTATTAAAGAAATTTAGCCTGCCTAGTTTAATAGAAGATATTTTGGAAGATTTATTGTTGTTTGGAGAATACTGTCTTGAAATGACAGTTGAAAAAGGAATAGGTATTACAGGATTATTAGATAGTGTGCCAACAAATTCAATTATCGCTTTATATGATTCAAATGTTCCAAAAATATTTTATAAAAAAAGTGGACTAGGTTATGAACCAAAATCAGTTCATTGTTATGCACATTTTTGTATAGACGCAAGAAAAGTGCGTGTTGAATTACCTAAAGACGCTGTAAATAGAATGGATTTGCCATTAAAAAGCCCTATAATAAGAGTAGGCAGGTCTTTGTTTTATGGTGCTTTAGAAAAAATACAAGAATTATATATGTTGGAAAAAGCCGCATCTGCAAATACTTTTTATGGATTAACTGCTGGAAATATTGTGTCTGTTGGATTGCCGCCCACAATGAGTACAGACGATATGTTTAAGGTAACTCAACGCTATGAATCGTTATTGAATGATTCAAAATTAACAAGTTTTGATGTGAAAGATTCAAGACAAATACTAAATGCAATTACACGCGCACTGTCAATCAAAGTTATTCCATCATTTAGTGATAAGGGTGCTTTAGAAAAAGTAGATGTGTTTTCTAATAATACAATTAAAGAAGGTTTATTACCAACC